TGGGTCTCCACATGTGGAGTTTCAAAGTGAAAAAGACTTTTGTTAGACGGATCTCATCAACCCGTTTTGTTTCGAGACAGTGAATTTACACTGTGTGGCCCTTGGCCGCGGTTAGACCCCTCGCTGATGTGCAACGTGGTAACTCCCTTGCACTGTCGCTACCCCCTTACTGATCATGTATTTACAAGATCCAGTGCCCCCTCGCGGACTCGCAGTAGTTGTTCAGTCACAATGCAAACAATCCCGAGAGTGTTCTTTGGTTACCTAACGGTCGCTCCGTTAAGGCTTAGAACACAGACCTCCCACCAACCGTAAGTGCCTTTAGTGGCCAGCCGACGGGTACAAGACAAGGTCGCTACAGCGTAGACCTGGGCCGTTCTGGTTGCTTATCCCGAGCAATCAGTTTTAAACGTATTTCGGGTTCCTAAACACACATCACGACAATCCACCCCCAAGCCCACCAAGCGTGGCTCCACTCGCCGAGTGTTGTCCCAGCGCGCCATCCAGCGCGCAAGGGACAACAAATTCGGCTCCGCCTATTCCAGTGATATCACAGGAGATGGTCCCAGAGGAAGACAACAACAGAAGCAGCGCAAGCAGAGGAATCCTCCCAAGAGAAAACCTCAACGCAAGCGCGCCCCCGCCCCAAGAAAGTCGTCTCCTTTAATGCTCACTCCATGTGCCGCTCATTACGCCCTCGCAATCGCACAGCCGTTCTCACCACGAGCGATCGGTGCTTGTGTTCCCACATTTCCCGCACGCCTTACTCAGAAGGTGTCTTGTAGCTACAATGGCACCTTCCAAGTCGGCACATCCTTAGGATTTGTGGCCGTTGCACCAACTCTTGCACACACAGAAGCCAGTGTCTACTTTACCGATCTTGATTACGCTGATAACAAGATTGGCATCGTGGGCACCGGTCTCCAAACTGGGCTCACTTCCACTGTTTACGACAACATGCCTTATGCCGGCTCCCAATTCTTAGATGGAGACTCTTATAGAGGATCCACTTTGGTTGGTCGTATGGTTTCTTTCGCCATCCGCGCTCGTTACACTGGAACTGAACTCAACCGTGGAGGAACAATGTATCTCTATGTTCACCCTGATCACCAATCAGTTAACAATCTCTCTCTCACCACTGCAGCTTCTTTCAAAGAATGCATTCGTGTCCCAGTCACACGTCAGTGGCAAGAGATCGTTATCTCTGCTGTTGATCACTCTGAGACCACCTTTCCCGACGCTTCACCTATTTCTACAATTGGTGGTTCAGGGTCAGGTGCCACCGAGTACACCCTCATGTTCCCTTTCTCCCAAGGACAGGAACTTGATTCAACTTCCTCCACCAAGGCCGCACCTGTGATTTGCATTTTTGCAACCGGAACCAAAGGTAACACCTTTGAGTTCGAGTGCATTGCACACGCCGAGTACGTTGGAAAACCAGCTCAAGCTGCCTCTTCTAAGTCGCACGCTGATGCAGAAGGCCTTTCCAATGTAACTTCCATTGCCGGTGGGATACCCGCTGAACGTCAAGCTTCCGGTCTCAGTCAAGCAGCAGCCTTTGTTAATGGCGCTTATGCTCTTGCCAGAGAAAACCGCGAAGCAATCGCTGTTGGCGCACGTGTTATCCAGCACGTGTTCGGCAACCCCGATAGACGCCTCTTGCGTTGATCCCACACACCTCCCCTACCGTGTACCTTAGCTAGTTTAGTTAGACACCCATCTCATTTTAGTTGTAGAATCCCCTTTAGATAGTTGTACCATATTTGTATATATTCTACTCCAGCCTGCACTCCAGAAACCCACAGCATGAGACACTGTGGTCACACTCCTTTTCAAAAGGCACACTCCTATTGTAGCGTTTAGCAATAGGACCTCAACCCGCGCATTCTCACAATTTAGCTCATGAAGTGGATAGCCATGAGCCAGACCCAACATCCTTTCTTTCTTAAACAAAATGGAGAAATTTACAGCAGTAGATTTCCCCTCCCGTGAAGTTACTAAGGACGCCAGGACCAAAACGGAGCTCTGCAGTCATAGCGCCTGTGAGCCGAGTCACTCTGAAGACGGAATGGTCAACAGATTTGTAGTTCCCCGAACGAGCCTGGGTAATGGATCTGGAGGTTCTTTAAGCCTCACCGTCAGCCTGGGTGGTACCGACCCCGCTGCCGAGAATGTTATCGGACTCACTGTTGAGGTGGCACCTCATACTCCAGTTTCAACAAGGGCTGGCAGTGATAATATTACTTGTACCCGGGTGTTGCTTAGGCAGCAACACCAGAGATTCGTCGACCAATGCAGGAGTGCAGTCGACCATCTCGATAGCTATATGTCCTGGAGGGGATGTATAGTTGAGTCATACTCTGGTTCTGAGCTCTTCTCAGACCTCTCAAATTTTATGAGAGACCAGGGTTGCTCCCTCGTGAAATCAACCTCCTTTGTGACCCCTTTCTACACCGAGATCCACGTGCAACCGTATAATTTCCTCATGATCCGCGGAGAACCCCAACCTAACAAGAAAGCCTCTGCCCAGCATGCTTACTCCAGTCTCAGACTTCTTGTACTCTCCCAACTCAACGGAAATAACGGCACATGGAGCAACACCGACGATGTTGATTGTTGTGTGTGTAGGGAAGACCTTTACGAACGCCCTGCTGGCCCACCCCACTACAGGTGCGCCATTGAGCAGAACTGCCAATGCGTTAGCAAAATGTGTCTATCCTGCACCGCTAGAATTGTCGTCGATCAGTTTGTACTTGGCCGAACTCGTATCCCTGGCACCTTCCGGTGCCCGACTTGTCGAAGAGAAGAGTTTGTGTCCCCCCACTTCATTGTTAAGTACTACTTTGTTCCAGGAATTGCCAACGCGACAGCACTTGAAGATTTCAGGAGAGCTGTTAGGGTGGCAGTGGCCAACAACCCTAGACTGGTATCAGCACAGAGACTAGCTAGTCTCAATGCATCCATCGACTGGTCTATCGAATGTTACGCTCACGCTGACATCGCACAGAGAAGACGACACGTCTCGACTGGCACAGCCCCACCCCGCGGGCTTGCTCGTCTAGCCGCAGCTCCACCTCCAGTGGTTCCACCACCACCTGCGCCTCAGCCACCAGCCCCGATCCCTCACCCTCCAGCACCCCCACCCCCCCCCCCTGTCCAACCTCCAGCCATCGCGGCTCCAGCACCAGCGCCTTTGGTAGCACCTGTTGCCGTAGTAGCACCTGTGGTTCCACCCCCACCACCACCTATCCCACCACCACCACAAGCTGCTGCACCCGCGATCGCACCCCAAGCGCCACCCGCGCCCCCAGTGCCCCCACCACCACCACCACCTCAACAAGTTGTCGTTGTAAACCCCCCACAGCCACTAGTCCCCGGGCCTGATCCCGGAGCCGCCGCTCAAGCTGAGTGGTTGGAAACCGTGCCTGTGACTGTCTACACAAAGGACTCTTTGCTCACTATTTTCCCATTCTCTTTGACAGTGCCTCAACATGTGATCGTCGCGCTATTCGTAGCCGGAGGTCTTATGATGAATGGGCAACGCACCTTTTGGTTGCCCCTGCTTCTCATCAATGAGAAACAGTACACCTTAAAGAGATGCCTCGGACTAATGTTTGCTTTCATTGCCTTCTTCTCCCATAATTATTTTGTTTCCGACTCCACCATCAGTGAGTCAGTAATAGATGCTTGGGACGACATCAGGTATAGTTACAAACACGCCCACCAGAGCAACATTGTACAGATTGTCTGTCTCGTAGCTTCTATGCTCGTGATCGCGACTTACACGACATCTTTCATGATGTGGAATTTTGCAGGTAGGAGAAACGGCGGAGTTTTACGCCTTAGAGAGAACCGCCTCATCGGTTGGCCTCTCTTATTCTCCGAAGAGTTCCCACCAAGCCCCATCTACACTGGTTTTGTATCCGTGAGGATTTACAAAAAAGTGTACGACACCATCATCCACTCCCGCGCTGGCAACAGCTCTTCCTCCGATCTAATCCGCTACATCGCCGGAGACGTCGGCGCGTTGGTGAAGCAGAACTCACTCATTTACCTCGATGAGCTAACCTTGGCGGACACAAGGGTAGCCATTTACCAGGCCATCTTGACTCAGCGTCAAATTGACGATGGCCACAACGCGGATCTCACCCCCGGAGCACGAGACATCATGTGGTGACATGATACTCGTGTTTCGGGCACGTTTGTTGTCGGACCTTACAGAGCTCGGACCCGACCGATCTCTGTGGAGAAGACCTACCAGTTCAATAATCGATTCAAGCTTGTTTACGCTAGACCCCCTGATCGATGGGACAATGGTACAATGAACGTGAGGTTTAAACCCGATGAGAAAACTTTCTCCAATGAATACCGAACTGTGTTTGGACCCCATTTTGGGACTCATTCATCTATGCCTGACTGTAGGAATGACGGACTTCGCCTCGCGGTGACACGGCTAACGTGCGTACGCGAACCTGACAATTACGGTCTCCATGATGAATTGATTAGAAACCAGTACAACATCCATGGTTACATTGGAGAACAAATCCAAGAGTGGAAGACGTGGTTTCGAGGATGCCTACTCGAGATCACCGCGGACTGCGGAGACGCAGTCAGAGAAAGAAACAGATGGTGTGAAGCCACCCATCCCAAGAGATTCCTGCGCCTTGCTGCCAGGAAGCAGATCATACAGTATGGAAAAACTCGAGGTTTACGATTGACAGAGGTCGATTACAAATGTAAAACTGGAGAACTTCTTGCTGTAGGAAAGTACCCCCGAGCTGTCGGAGACATGACATGCCCCGGATCCACAGTCCTGGGCTATTTCATGGATTGGGTTAAAGAAGCATTTTCTAGAGAGTACAAGTGCAACGGTTGCACGGCGCAGTTTATCAAAACACCTGACCACAATGTACTAAAAGAAATGTTCCAAAAACTCATTACTCCGACCACTTTCCACTTCTTTTTCTTCTCTGACGATTCTATCGCGGCAGTCCCGACCCTAGATGGACCCCTCAGGTTCAATCTTGACATCTCGTCATGCGATGGGTCAAATTTCAGACCAGTTTTCGATATACTGGAACAAGCTATGCTCGTAGATTCACGGTACAACCAAGACGTGAAATGGGCATTTAAGCAATGTTCAGCTCCATGTGTCATCAGAGAGCTGGGGGGAGGTGGAAAGGTTAAGTTAAAACCAGTTGATCATGTTTTATATAGTGGTAGTGTGCTTACCACAAGTATTAATAACATGGCCAACACGTTGATTTTCCTTTCCATCTCCTCCCAGCTCGGTGGTCGTCTCCTTCCTGCAGAGGAAGTTAGACGTATCATTCTTGATGCCGGCAAAAGAGTTGGGTACATTCTCAAGATTGACGAGTGTGAAAATGTAGAAGATTTACAATTCCTAAAACATTCACCAAGCGTCGTCGACGGAGAAATTGTGCCCTGGTTGAATATCGGAGCAATTCTCAGAGGGTTCGGTACCACGGTTAGAGATCTCCCCGGTAGGAGAAAACTCGGCTTAGAGAAGCGTGCAGCTATTTTCACTAGTGATGTGGTGAAAGGGCTTGTACACGCGGGAAACACCTCCATTCTCGATAGCTTCAACACCAAAATCGTGGGTGCTTCTTTCGGAGAAAGATTCCAGGCTTCGTCTACCTGGAAACCACAAAACTCATCAGGGTTACGGATCCCTGATGAGTCCATAGCGCGAAGATATGATCTAACATTGACAGAGATTGATGAGCTAAACTCCCTGATTAGGCGTTCAGGTTTCGGAGCTAGAGTTAACTCGCCAATAGTCAATAAGATCATGTCCAAGGACTATGGTTACGTCAAAAACCTACCAGACTAAATCGTGTCTGGGATCTGCTGAGCCACCAGTTGATTGCTAGGGGGGGATATCACAAACAAATTCCTATAAAGCATCGTCTCACAACCACAGGCTCTGCCTGGTTTGCGGTTCTTATCGC